TCAATAACCAAAAGTTTAGTTTCCAGATACGCTTTTTCATTAACTGGATGGTGGGACTCATCTTGCACAGCAAACTGATTATTAGCATAAACGACAGAACATACAGAATGACCCCAGCGACCAGAATGTAACCTATTACGGATAACATTTATAACACCTACCTTTTCTTCTAGTGAACGAGTATTAACCTCGTGATAAACAGCAGTAGCATAACACGCTATGTCTAACTCTAAATTATTAATGTCCATTTGGCTGGTAAAATCCACTAACTAAAGGCATAATAACATCTGCACCTATTTTGTTAATAACCATTTCTCTAATATTGTGTTTGCTCATTCCAGCTAATTCACAACATAAGTCATAAATGTCGTTATCATCAAACAACCATTGTATAGCATCTACCTTGTCTCGTAAAGCTAATTTGTTTTTAGACCTTAAAGTTGTTACAGACCTTTCAGTCGCATTTCTTTTAATCTTTTTAGGCACATACATGGCATCATCTATTGTTTGGTAAAGCATTGCTAGCAATAGTTTAGCCTCTGGAAGCTCTGTTAGCCTACTTTTGTCATCATTATCTACTATATCGTCATCATAATCCATAATGTCTCCGTATTTTCATTAGGGTAATATAAATGTTTTATACTTGCTTTTGTATCGCAAAAACCGCATAATTTGCTAGACAAACAATTTTGTATGTCATAAACAAGGAGCAAACTATGTGGACAAAACCATCAGCAACTGAAATGCGTTTCGGCTTTGAAGTTACAATGTATGTAATGAACAAGTAATAACCTTTAGAGAGGGTGTTCCTAAAAAGGAACATCCTCATCTACTTCTGCTTGTTTAGGTTTAACATCACCATCTTTTAGTTGCACCGTTCCAGAAATAAACTTACCGTTCTTTCCTTCACGAATCCAACCTGCAATTCTAAACTCAATACCATCTACATTTGCAAGCCCAGTATAGTTTGGCTTTTTAGGGTTGTCCCCTTGCTCGTTTTTAAACAATGTAAATGTGTTTGTATTATCATACTGTTGTGCCATCTTCAGTTTCCTTTTCTGTAGTTAATTGTGTATTGCCTTGCTCTTGTATTTTAGGTACCAATTGGTTTACAGCTTCAAATGGTAACTTTGATAATGCTAATAAAACTAAATTTACTTCTTCAACTGTTAAATCTAATTGCATATTTTCTCCTTTATCTAACTGCGTTTTTACGTCTTGTATAATGAGCCTTGACTACTGAACCTCTAAATGCGTCTGGATTACTAACTATTAATTCATCTATGACTGCATTTAATTTTTCCATATACGGTGCTTGTCCTTCTTCACCTAAATCCCAAAACTTTCTAGGCGTTAAACCACTAGAAGCCATCATAAGTTTTAGTCTTTGTTCCTCTGTTAGTCTCATTTAATCTCCTTTAATTTATTAATTACATCGTCTACTTCTCCTAAAAACTGCTTTACTTCTGACTCTAATTCTTTTTGGTATACTGGGTCTGCCTCTACACGCTTAACAAATACTTGTAGGTGCTCTGGAAACATTGGGTTGTAGCTTACAAAATCACACCACTTACGACCTGTCACCAAAAGTTGAAACTGTATTTGAGGCACGTATTTAGTAGGAACATCTTGTGTCATTAATGTTTCTGTATGCGTGCTTCCCATAGGACACTTAATTTCAATAATGCCATCATCACCTACCATACCATCTGGACTAGCACCAGCTTCCAAAGTGGGATGCTTAACGAATCCCACCTCTTCCACTTCCCCGAATTGTTGCACATATTTTTCCCTAGCATAAAACTCTCTATCAATACCGTCTTGCATTGCTTGGTTAATATATGTCTCTTGCTTTTCTCCAGTCAATCTTTCGCTGACCAACTGAATCTTGTAGTTACGTCTAGACGCAGATTCACCACTCTTAATCTTTGCTAGGACATCAGCCACACGACTAGCTGTAACCTTGCCTAGTCGTGCTTGAAACCACTCTTCTGACCTTTGTTCCATTAAATAAAGTCCTCTGCTTTAGTATCTTTCATTTTAATAACAGCACCTGCACTAGCATCTACTACATCGTGCTCAACAATCTCAAGTGCTGCAACCCATAAGTATCTACGAATATACGTTTGTACTGCACCTAAATTCTGTACTTCATGGCAACCCTTAAGAGCTGCAGTAGACATAGGACTTGTAATTTCAATTTTAGAATTATCTTTAGTGTCGGTAATAGTTAATGTTGCTAACTCTTGACCAAACGAAACAATACCACATAATTCTAACTCTGCAAATATCTTTTGAATAGCAGGTAAAAAATCACCTAACTCAAAGTATTTATATCCAGCAAATTTATTATGACCAGACTTTGTTAAGTTTGCATTTTGTAACTTTAATCTTGCTTGATTTAATTTAGTGTACACGCTCATTTACATTCTCCTTTAGATTGTTTGCAACCATTACCATTTGTTCTATTTCCAATACTTTCGTCATTATTAGTTCTAACTCCATCATCACTTGATCGTGAAACATTTGTTGATCCATAACGCTTCTCCCATTCATCGTTAGATTGTTTAAACTCTTCTACCATGTCATGCAATATTTCTGATACTCTTCTTAAATTAGATGCCATATTATATATATCCAAAAAATTACTAAATACCACTTTACCATAAAATAAAACTTTTGTGTAAACTTTTTTTGCAATCTTTCATTAGTAATAATTCTCATAAATCTATCTACGTTCATATCTACTCCTAACCTAGAACAGACACTATACTCCTAGTCAATATGAATGTCAACAACTATTTTAATAGGGGGGTATTTATCCGACTTTTATATTGGTTGACTATAATTTTTATGTATGTTAATATGCCTTTACGTTAAATAAAGGAGATAAAAATGACGTACCAAGAGGCTGTTTCATATTTTAAAACAAAGTACCAAATGGCAAAAGCATTAGGTTTAACAAGACAGGCTGTGCAGCATTGGTCTAAAAATTTAGATAAACCTATTCCAGAGTTGCGTGCATATCAAATTAAAGATATTCTTGCCAAACAATCTGGAGGTGTTACTAATGATGCCTAAAAACTGGAAGAAATTTCAGCACTACAATAACAGATGCCCACCTTGGATTAAAGTACATAACGACTTGTTAAAGAATCCAGATTGGTTTGCTTTAAAAGATAGTTCCAGTTCTTGGGTGTTGATTAATATTTGGTTAATTGCATCGGAAGATGTTGATGGAAAACTACCAGATAGCAGAACGCTAGCATTTCGCTTGCAGATGTCTGAAGAAGAATTAAATAAACATTTATCTGTTTTAGATCAATGGCTTATTGAGAATGATAGCATTATGCTAGCATCATGCAAGCAAAGTGGGGTTACAGAGACAGAGACAGAGAGAGAGACAGATATATATGTCAGTAGATTTAATGATTTTTGGAAAGAGTATCCAAGTAATAGAAAAGTGGGTCGTAAGCCATGTGAAACTAAATGGCAAAGAAATGGTTTAGATAAGATTGCTGACAAGATTATTAATCATGTTAAAGAAATGAGTAAAACTAAACAATGGAAAGAAGGATTCAATCCAGCTCCATTAACATACATCAATCAAGAAAGATGGGAAGATGAATTGCAAAAGGTTAGGAATCCATGGGATGGTGCTAAATGAATATAGGTGACGCATTAGAAAAATTAACAGTCAATAAGGAAATCATAAATGAATATTACAAAGGTGAAAATACAAATGCAGAATTTCTTGTTAAGAGTACGGATGTTTTTACTGACGAGGTCGTTCGATATTTTAATTCTGAAATACACTCTGGCAAATCGCTTGGCTTCGTTAAAACGGAAGATGACTTTAAAATAAGACCTGCTGAATTAACTGTGTTGACAGGAGTGTCTGGACATGGTAAGAGTATGTGGTTGTCTCAAATAATTTTATCTTTAATGAAACAAGATACGAAATGCTTGATTGCTTCTTTAGAGATGAGACCTGTATTAACTCTTGCTCGCATGGTGCAGCAGACATTAAAGTCATCAGAACCTACAGATGAGTTTGTAATAAAGTTTTGTGATCGAGCTAAAGAAAAGTTATATCTTTATGACCAAACAGGCTCTACTACATCAGAAGATATGATTGCTACATTATATTGGGGTAAGCATGTTTTAGGTGTAGAAGTCTTTGTGATTGATTCTCTTATGAAGATGTCAGATATATCTGAAGACAATTATGAAAGACAAAAACTTTTTATAGACAGGCTTGCTACAACATGTCGTGATTTAAACATACATGTATTCTTGGTTGCACATACTCGTAAGATGGCAGATGAAAACGTAGTTCCAGATGCTACTCACATTTTAGGTTCAAGCCATATTCGCAATTTATGCGATAACATAATTTGTGTGTTTAGGAACAAGAAAAAAGAAACTGATATTGAAACAGGTGATAAGACAGAAGAAGATTTAAAAGGCATTCCAGATTGCGTAGTATATTTACAAAAGCAACGTAATTATCCTGTAGAGGGTAAATGGAATTTTTGGTTTGACAAAAAAGGTTTGAGTTATAAGGAACGACCATGACCATAAATGATTTTATAAAGAATTGCAAAGAACTATTCGGTGATGATATAATATACAAAGCGACATCTAGTGACGGTGTGACTTTTAAATCTAAAGGATGGAGTGACAAATATGATTCGGTTCGTTTTAACGAAATACAATTACGACAATTTGCTGGTAAAGATTAAGGCTCTTGATTTAACTAAAAGATGGCGTGTCAATATTAGTGAGGAGAAAGTAGTGAGGTCACTTGAACAGAATGAAAGACTGTGGTCGCTATATGGGTCAATTGCTAATTACATTGGTGAAGACCCTAGCACAGTTCACGAGTTATTAGGCTATAAGTTTCTCCGTTATCAAACAGAAATAGCTGGGAATCCTGTAGAGTTGGTTAAGTCAACAACAAAGTTGAATACAAAAGAGATGACCGAGTATCAAGAAAACTGTGAACGTTGGGCAAGTAGTCTAGGATGGAGTTGGGAACTATGAGGCAACCAATTATTGATGGCATAGTTATAATTTGCATTGTATGGTTTATTGGTGGTGTTGCTAAACTCATTAGGTATTTTTATGAATTATCGTAGCAAGAAATTGCTAGAAGCAGTTCGTGAGTTTCCTTGTGCTATGTGTGGAAGACAAGATGGAACAGTTTGTGCAGGTCACTCTAATCAACAGCGTGATGGTAAAGGCACAGGCATCAAGGCTCATGACTATAGAATCGCTAGCCTTTGCTATCAATGCCATGATATGATAGACAACAACAAAGAGTTAGACAGGGCAGAAAGAATTGACGCATGGGAGTCTGCTCATCGTAAAACTATTGGTTGGTTATTTGATAAGGGAGTAATTAAAATTGGGTAAAGGTTCTGGAAGAAGACCATTGTTAATTTCTGAACAAGAAGCAGAAGACAATTGGAATAAAATATTTAAAAAAGATTACGAATACGAATTAAACAAGTCTACAGGTGAAGTAGAAAAACGTTTTAAAGATGGATTTGAAAAACCTAACGAAAGTCAATTTGATGGCGACAAGCCCAACACAGTTAAGCCTTAAGAAGTTAAGAGAAGAAGGATACCTTGTAGCTATTACAGAACGATGGAACGCTTTCGCAAAAATAAGACAGGATATGTTTGGCTTTATAGATTTGCTTGCCATTAAAGATGGCGAGATACTTGCAGTTCAAACAACATCTGCTAGCAACATGTCAGCAAGGGCTCAT